GAAGAAGAAACTTCTACTAATATTATCTGCAAACTCATCTCTAAAGTTAGCAATGGTAGTTGAAAGTAATGCGTCATAATTTGGATTACCTGCTGCCATTTATTACTCCTTAAAACCCAATTGCTTAGCTGCTCGCTCCCAAGCATCGGCTATTGACTTAGCTCTGCCGGGTTTCTTAATTACATTCTTAGCGCCAGTATTATTGGGTCGATGAATGTTGGCATTCTTTTTATCTTTAATCTCTCTACGATGGCGCTCAGACCTATCCTCTTCACGAGTTTCAAGATCGTATGCTTCTTGATAAGTAAGCTTAGGATTATCTTCAAGTCGCTGAAGGATTCCTGATTTATATACTTCCCAATCTGGATTATCCTTCTTGAATTGATTAGCTTCTTTCTTAAGTATACGTTCTTGCTTATCTCGTTCAGAATTTTCGGTCTGTAATACTAATGGATTCAATGCTTCACGTATCTCTTGACGTAATGTCTTACGAGTAACTGGAGTATCATCAGATTCATCATCATCTGATTCATCTCTAGTTGATCTCATCTTACCATTCGCTAGAGACTTACGTCGCTGTTCAATCCATCTACGGAATTCAGGGTCACTACCTAATGCATCGAATATTTCAGCCTTACGGGCTGTAGCAGTCATTCCCTGCATCTTACGAGTAAATGTCGCCTGCATCCGTTTAAAACCACCTTGTAGCTTCTTATTAATTACTGGGTCAGAATCAAGCTTAGTAGGATCAGTGAAGTATTGTTTAGTAATATCCACTTCCTCTTCATCTGAATCCTCTTCTTCATTCTGTGAATCATCATCTGACTCTTCTGAATCATCCCCCTGAGAATCATCCTGCTCTTCATCTTCTGATGAATCATCAGTTTCTTTCTCAGTGTCCTTTTCAGAAGTTTCCTTCTCACCCTTCTCCTTATCTTCATTAGCTAATCCCATTACACAAATGGGCAGTAAGAAGAATTCGAGTATTCTTTTAACGACCTGCATATCCAGTATTTTTCTCCCTAGAATGCGTACTCTTTAAAAGTTTATCATATTGAGCACTATTCCTGACAAATACCGGCTCAGGAGTAATATTCTCAATTGAAATACCTTTAAAGCTACGCTTCTTAACTAGATGGCTAATTGGTTCCTCAGTATAACTTAGGTGTATATCCTGTCCTCTCTTACTATGCTCCGCCTGAATATCCCGATTTAACCACATGCCACATTTCTTACATTTAGACCTCCGAAATCTCCTTTGGGGTTTATGTTTATATCTTTCTATTGTATGTCCATTAGTACACTTATAACAGTAGATAGGCATTAGACACCTATTGGTACAGCAGCCAAATTAATATCTAGATAGTATTCCTTACCTGGTTCAAATAATGGACCTTGATTCATACAAGCAAATTCTAGAGTACCTGTAGGTGTAGCTTCCCAAAACTTCTTATTTTCTGGACTATTACTATAGACAGCATGAAACTTATATCTCCATTGAAACTTGTCTACACTAAGATATTGCTTCTCAACTGTATTACATACAAACTTACAGCGTACCATATTAATCTCCTTTAGGTAAGTATTGCAGTTACTTGACTAGAACAATTAGTAATATTAAATTTCATTGCCTCAACTGGGTCTTTAAAGATATCAATAATACCAGGAGCCAAACCATATTTATCAGATTTAAGTAAAGCTTCCATCTTAGTGATTAAATCAGTACAGTTCTGCACCTGTGCAGTTAATGCATCAGTAATTGCAACCTTAGTTGCTAAGCTACTTACTGGATAGCGTGCTACTGACATTTAATTCTCCTTTTACTAATATCCTGACTTGCCGGCAAGTGAGGTACCACCGACTCCGCCCGGGACCGCTGGACGGGCCGCACCAATGCCCCTAGGTTGCCCCGTAGGCAACTTCGGACCTGTCGCCTGACTCTTTGCCCTAGGGGCAGGTAGAGGCGATCCTACGGGATTCTCGGGGCCTTGCAGAAGCATTCCCTGTTTAGCCGCGATTAGGCGCTGACGCTCAAGCTCTTGCGCTATCTGAGGATTTAACCATGATTCTGGATTAAAGAAGTTACTCTTACGTATTAATTCAAGTCTTAGTTTCTGTTGATCAAAGTAGGGATCATCCTTCATTATCATATAAGCTTTCATAAACTGTTCAGTTTCGGTATCTCTATTAATTGGAGCAGATGAACCATATGTAACACCATAGGAGAACTCACCCTGAATCTCTCTACGACTATTCACTTGAATCCAATATACAGCATCCTCACCAAGTATGGCTTCTATCTGCTGTACGTTCATGTAGTACTGAGAGAGTTGAGCAATATTACGAATAATACGCTCAACAAACATACCTACTAAATCAATTCTCTCTTCTACTTTAAAACGTGATTGAGTTGCAATAATAGAGGCTTCGGTTGCTGTACGTGCTCCACCTGATGCTTGTGAGGCATAGTCTGATGTTCCTAAGATTGTAAATATATCATCCTTTACTCTAGTCTCTATGGCATATACATCGGGTGATAGCGGAGCATCAATAATTGGCTGAATAATATCACTAAGTGGTTTATCTTCATAAGTCTGAGATACCTCAATTACTGCTCCATCTTCTTTATCCTGTAATTGCTTCTTAGCAATTGGATCGAGTGCTGAAGGTCTAGATGAGTATGCTCTATTAAAACGACGTAGGTGTGTATTAAGTTTAGAGCGAATCTCATTAAGCTCTTCTAGTTGTGGTGAAGCTGGATCAATATCACCCTGACAGTAAAACTCATCACTTATCTCATTAAAGCGTAAGCTGATATAAGGATGGAACTTAGTATCTAACATAGTATAAGCAGATGGCTTTACACAAAGGGCTTTATCATTATGACCTTCACATAAAGTAATTACTTGCTGAGAATAACTATCCCATACTTCATGGAGTATATCGAAGTAAATATCATTACCAAACTGTAGATCGCTCGCACGTCCACCTGCTCCACGCAAAGCGGCAAGTAACTCATTTGCATTACATGAAGGTTTTAAGCCACTAGTATCATATTCTGGATTAGCTAATACTTCTTCATGTGGAAGAATAATACGTTCATCAATCCAAGTTAACTCTTCTGGTCTACGACTAAGTGCTGGTACAAATAAATCGAAGGGTGATACTCGTAAGACCCACGGATTCTCTTCTACTATCTTAATATTATTATAATACTCTTCTTCTTCATTTTCTTCATCTGGATTAATTGGACTCATCTTCTCTCTAATCTTCTCAATAAGTGATTTCTTCTGCTCTACATTATCATCTACAAACTTGGACTCATAACCAGTTTTCATCCAACCATGACCTGTAAGTACTGCATCAAGAATACAAAGCTTTACTTCTGTCTTTATATCAAGCTCTTTTAAGTAATATCTAAGTAGTGACTGCATTACTTCTGCGCGCTTACGTACTACTTCATCTCCTACCTGTTCCTTCCTACGCGGGAATACTAATACATCTGGATTTCTAGAGTAGATAGCTGGTATAACAACATTGACATGAGGACGGACCATATTGATAGCAACCTGATCTTCCTCATCCATTGAATCAAAGTATTTACCTTTGAGATAATCAACAACTCTATTCCATGTTTTTACATATGGTTCTTTCCACCGCTGAGAAAGTTCGATGAGTCGGAACCATCTCTTTACTTCTTCCTGTGGGATATTTAATTTAGGCAATATTTCTCACCGACCTTTCTCCCAATCTTCTTGGTTTCTTTCTTATAGCTAAAGCCTTCTCTGCTAAGAATGAACCAATCTTAGCTTGTTTCCTGAGTACAGCTAATACATTGGGTCGTCCGGCTAATTGATTCATCATCTGTAGTGCATCAATTGTATCATCATTAGCTGTCTTAGGATAACGAGTAAGTTCATCTACTAGTATTGCTTTAGCTCCCTTCAATGTTTCTAGACTATTACAAGGTATTATATAGAGTCCTGCTTTCCAATAGGGAACCATACTCTTTATCTTACGTGGCTTACTTATTCTTGTACTCTGTTTTAGTTCCACCATTGGTAAACGAAACCCTCTTTGCATTTGAAGCATCTTTACATAGCGGTAGTAAGTTTCCTGCCAAGCAACTGATTCAATACCAATCTTCTCTGGTTTCCATTTCTTCCATACTTCATGTAGAAGATCAACTGTATCATGTTCATCTGCCTTCTGACGTTTTACATCTAGTAAGTAATACTTCCAATCCTCTGATACTCCTACTGTAGTTATGGCTAAGTAGTCACTACCATCTTCGTTCTGCATTGGATCAACACTACTAAAGACTCTAAGCTTCTTAGGTATCTCATCTGGTTTACATGTCTTAATCCATGAACGTTTAAATGTTGCACTTTCATCATCAATGGGTCTTAAACGATACTGACAGCTAAATGTATATGGACCCTGTTCAATGAATGTATCTTGTAGAAATTCGGGAGATAGCCGCTCAGGCCAAAGAAATTTATTACGCGGAATTTTATCGGCTAATAAAT